TTAGAATAGTTGGTCAAGTAGGCCAACTATTTTTTTGTTTTCCTTATCTTTATATTCATCAAGTAGATTTGCGTAAGTATCTAAGGTAATACTTAAATTTGAATGACCTAATCTTTTACTGATAGCATAAATATCAACGCCTTTGTATATTAAATAGCCAACATGAGTATGTCTAATGCTGTGAACATGGTAGGAAGGTTTATTTATACCTACTGTGCGTAAAAGCTTTCTGAGAGTGCTATTTATAGCATTATTAGATGGTGGCATATGAGTGGCCTTTAGTCCGAAGACATACTCTTCATTGTTTTCTTTGAGTTGTTTAATATAAGTGAGTAATTTAGGAGTAACAGAAATATTTCTATTTGAAGATTCGTTTTTTGTTGGTCCTAATTCATGAGTTGCCTGATCCAAAGATTTATTAATACTAATCACATTGTTTTCAAAGTCTATATCTTCCCAATGTAGGGCGGTTATTTCGCCGATTCTAGCACCTGTAAGGAAAGCTGTGAGAATGATATAGCGGCTAGTATATTTAGGGTGCAGATTACTTTCACATTCCTTCAATACTTTTTCAATTTCTTCAGCAGTTAGATAAGTAACCTCTCTTTTTTTGTTTTTATTTCCAATAACTTTAATGTTAGCTGTAAAATCTCTATTTAGCAGACCTTCATTGATTGCGTATTGAATGCACGCTCTAATAGTGGCGTTTAGTTTTCGGGTTGACTCAGGGGCATGCTTATTACCGAAGTCGGTAATAATTTTTTGATATTGAATTCTTTGGATATCTTTTATTTTTTCAGTACTGAAATATTTTTCGACATGTTTTATATATACTTGATATCTGCGTTCAGTAGCTGGACGTACACCTGGTAGCCTAAACGTTTCAATCCATTTCTTAAAATAAGTAGCAAATTCAGGATTTTTAGTTACATCTACTCCGGATAATGACTCTGATTCAAGTTTTATTCCATATTGAGTAGCTTCTGCCTTAGTTCGGAATCCACCTTTTGATTTTTGTTTCAGTTTAGAGATATTTTTCTGTTTTTTTGGATCATATACGGTATATCTTTTGGAAAAACGTACTGTCCAAGTTTTACCACGTTTGTATACTTGGGTCATAATAATGCTTCCTTTCAAAAAAATGGGAACTGATGTTCAAATGGGCTTAAAAATAAAACCAGTTGTTACACTGGTCCTTTTGAGTTATTCATCCCAACTAAATTCATAATGATTTGAAAGCTTAGAGCGACCAATAGGTGTTGAATCTAGATATACCTCAGTAAATAAGCCTTTTTTGATATCCTCTTGCTCCATTTTCTTAAACTTATTTATTCCACTATATGAAGCTCTCATTGCTGATTCAATAACTGTCTGTCGATCTTCTGTATCCAATTGCTTAAAGCCGCGTTTTACATATACTCTTAGGGTGTCGCCTTCATAGACGATTTTATCGATTACAATCGACCATGCGAAGTCATCGTTTGGTGTACCATTTTCGGTCGGATTTCCATCTTCGTCGAGCGATCCTTCAGCCCATCCTTGATCTAATTTTAGGTCCTTAGCTATTGTTGAATTAATTTTTGCTAAGTCAGCCATTTCCTTCATCTTTTCAGCTTTTTCTTTTGTTTTAGTACTTTGTTCAGTTTCAGCTTCGTCTTCAGAAGAAGCGCTAGAACATGCACTCAAACTGAATCCTAGCATTACAATCAAACCAAAAACAGAAACTAATTTAAAAGATTTTTTCACATTTTCCTCCAAGCAGCTTTTAGCGTCGATCAGGTATTGGACGTTAAAAACTCTCTACCAATTGAGCACGGTAGAGAGTTGTGAAGTTAAGCAACAAAGGAAAAGCTCTTTTGTATTGCTTTTTTGTCGTTAAATGGAATTACGGCTATATCATGGGAATTTAAATTATTTGCAAACTCCTTTTGATCTTTGTCAGAAAGAGACGGAATTATAATGTCAAATTCCATATTTTCTCCATTAGATTTTCTAACCGTTTCAGTATCATACCAAATTCCTAAGAGCTGTTCTACTGTGTTCTTTTGCAGTCCATCGTATATTTTCGTTACTTTACTAGTAGGAGATTGTGACATAAAAAGATAATCAATCTTATACGCAAGTCCAGTTTTTCCTCGAAGCTCAAACCCCTTAAGAAATCTATAATCCTTTTTGTTATTCTCAAAGTAATCGGTGACATCATCTAAAAACATGCCACGAACTGAGCTAGAACTTGACATTCCTAAATTACCAATTTTAGTAACAGCTTGAATCACATTAAAAATCATTTGTGCAATCTCACTTTTGGGTCCAATTGCAAAAATATCACGATTAGATGAAATTTTAACATTTTCAGATTTAATAATGGAAAAAATATTTCTTCTACGTATACTGTCTTTCTTCATTACATTAATTCCACGGGTTTCTAAATTCCAAATTGTATATCCTTGATCAGAAACCATATAATTACCTGAATCGGTATGTGAAATCATAACTGTTATACCATCATCAAAGGCATCAGTAATGGGGGTGGTAAGAGCTATGTGATTATTATCTATTAATTTTAAATTGTATTGATCTTTTAAAAAATTAAGCCAAGACTTTGCAATTATATCAATATCGTTCTCAAGCATATTTACGTCCCCTCCTTATTTTTTTAATTTGTAGGCAAAGTAGGAATCATAGAAATCATACCATTTTCTTGCGTATTGGTATATTCTAAAATGTTCTCAAAAGCCATAAAGAAATCATCGGTATTTTTAATAGAATCAAAAGGTAGTGGATAAGCCTTATAATGTGTTCTCCCATCACCTTTAGCTATAAATTCTTGCTCGGAAAATATTTCTACTCTGTTTCCTCTAATAATGCCATCACTATTTTTATGGAAACTATTGTCGATATTTATTCTAACTAGAGTTAAGTGAGTTTTAGAATCGGCAAAATTCAAATGGATATTTCCAACATTATAAAAATAGTAAAGAATGAAATCCCTGTCGATTAATTGGGACCTTATTAGTATCGTTCCCCGTGGATGAGTTGAAACATTGATTTTATATTTTTTTATGATTTCTTTTGCTATCTTTATAAATTGTTGTGCTTCGGAATCAGTTAATTGTAATTCCATATCTTATACAGATCTTTCTATAATAATTTTTTTAATTTACACTCTAAGCTTTTCATATACTCTTGAATACTTAAGCTTGTTCCTCAAGCAAGTAATAGCAATCTCTAGGGATGCCGAAGGCTTGGGCAAAGGTATACATATTGTAGAAGTAAATTTCATGTAAATCGCAGTATTTAGTTAATAGGTAGAGACTAAATTCATTTGCCTCTCGTTCTAAGCGATAACGATTTATAGAACTAGCGCTAAATTCTTTTCTCGAGTGTCCTAAAAATAAATGTCCCAACTCATGACCAATAATAAAAGGAATTTCATCTATATTTTTCCAGTTAGCGTTAATTACGGCAGTGCGATATTCAGGAAATGCTTCAGATGGATCATCGTTTTCTGCGGCGTAAGAGAAAGTAACACCGTACTGATGATCCAGAGCGTAATTCATTAACCACCTAATTACTTGATTTCTAGCTGCTGTTTTTTGTTCTGGTGTCTGATACATGGGCTATTGGTCCTTTTTTGGAAGATTATGTTTTTCTGCATACTGTTGGGCAAGTAGGCGGAAAGTATCGTTCAAATCTTCCGAGATAACTCCTTTATAGGGCAGACCAAGATCTTCGTAATTAAGTTCAGTAGAAGTATGAGTAGATGGCTGTCTTCCTAACAGTTCATCAACAGTTTTATCAAAAAAATCTGCAATGAGTAATAAAGTCTGGTTACTAGGCTCTCTTTTATTAGTTTCGTACATTCCTAATGTACTAGTTGCAATCCCTAAGCGATCAGCAAGCTGCGCCTGTGATAAGCCTCTGGATTTTCTTAAGTTAGATATGTTTTCTCCAAGTGAAGCCATATGGATGCCTCCTATATCACTATTTGTCATTATAATATCACAATTAGTGATATTATTTTATATTAAATCACAAAAAGTGTTGACTTATCACAAAATGTGATATATTATAATCACAGAGCGTGATTGAGAGGTGAGAAAATGAATGAAATTTTAGTCAGATTAAGAAATGAACGTCATCTAAGCCAAGAGGAGGCAGCTAAAGAAATTGGATTAAGTCAATCTATGTTGTCCTCTTTAGAACATGGATCTAGAGAAGGTAGTGATACTACAAAGATTAAAATAGCTAAATTTTATGGTAAATCTGTAGATTATATTTTTTTTGCAAGTAAAATCACGTAACGTGATAAAAAACGACTTTAAATAGAAAAGAGAATCATATGGTTAAAAAGAGAATATCAAAAAAAGAGGCAGAAGAAATGCGCCTCTTAATAATAGATTTAGTTGAAAAAGCTCGTCTGAAAGACATTTATATCATGAGTGCATATCAAAAAATAGGACGAAAATTATTAATTAATTATATGCATTCAAAACACAAATGGCTTCAAAGTATAACTGGTTGGGCCCTTCTGCTACTGACAAAACTTTATAGTTTCTATTATCCAGAAGAAGGACATCGTTAGCTTTAAGAGGAGTCTGAGTTAGAAATGTATCACCAAGTTTAACTACTTTTATCTCAGATAACTCAACATTGTCTCTATAAAGCTTAGCAATTTTGGAGAAAGTATTTAGGACCTTATTAGCTTCTTCAAAACTCATCATAGATTTTCACCTCCTTTCTTAAGGAGATAGAGAAATTATATCAAATAGAAAAGAGATGCCGTATGAAAGATTTAATACCAATAAAAGTAGAAAACGATCAGCAATTAATAAGCGCTAGAGATTTACATAAAGGATTGAATTTAAAGAAGAAATTCTCTGCATGGTCAGATCAAAACTTCAAAGATTTCGAAGAAGGAATTGATTATACGAGGGAACCTAAAGGTTACCTCGTTCAAACAGGTAACGGAACGATAAAAGCGTATGACGATTACTTCCTAACAATCGACATGACCAAACAGCTCTGCTTAATGAGTAGAACCGAAAAAGGTAAAGAGTACCGTAAATACTTAATCGAAGTAGAGCGTAAATGGAATGATCCACAAGAAGTAGTTAAGCGTGGTTATGCAATCTTACAGAATGAAAACACTCAGTTGAAGCTAGAAAACAAGAATTTAACTGTCCAACTTGAAGAAAGCAATAAGAAGGCTAGCTATTTAGACATCATCTTAGGAACACCAGATGCATTAGCGATTACGCAGATTATGGTTATGGTGCAGTAAACTTCAACAAACTTCTAAAACAAGTTGGTATTCAGCATAAAGTTAACGGTCAATGGATTCTTTACAAGGTCTATATGGGTAAAGGCTATGTAGTAAGTCAAGCTTTCACTTTTAAAGATCATTTAGGTAAAGACAGAAGCAAGACAACTACTTATTGGACTCAAAAAGGTCGAAAGCTTATCTACGATGTGCTTAAAGATAACGACATTCTACCGTTGATTGAACGTGACGATATTGCATAGGGACGTAATCATGAAAATAAAAAAGTTAACTACAAATCAATTAAAAAAATTACGTGAATATCTATTCACTAAACGCTTGAGTGCTACTAACAAAGAAGAATGGCAAAAGTATGCTGATATGTCCGATGAGGTGAGTAAAGAGCTTCAAGCGAGAATTTTATAAAAAAGGAGAAAACTATGGAAATTATTATTCCTCCTGAACAATTAAAAAAAGCAATTAAAGAAGCTGTGATTGACATGGGACTTGTTCCTAAATCCACGCTAGTTGGTCGATCAATAGGAATTGATGAATTTAGAAAAAAATATTGTGGTGGTCGCAGTAGAGCTTGGGTTAAAGAAGAAATTTTTTATAAATTCAAGCCTGATTGGGTAGATAACATTCATCCCGGACGGGGAAGAAAGATAACTATTTTTGAATATCCTGCTGCTGAATGGATGGATAAGCACAGAAAAGAAATTAATTGGAGGTCAGAAAAATGAAGAAGAAAACAGATTGGTTACTTGCAATTATCTGCTCAGAGATAATTGCAGCAGGCTTAGCAGTAATTACTATTTTTGGATATTACTTCTGGAGTTTGTTCCTTTAAGAAGGTAAGAAATATGACTCATGAAACAAAAAAATACAGGGATCCATTTAAAGGGATGAGCTTTAAAGGAAAACCTGTATCAAAAGAAGAATATATTGCAGCTTATGAAAGTTATTTTAAGCGCTGTTCCCAACGATAAGGAGAAAGAAAATTATGAACTTAGAATCAAGACTAATTATTAATAGCAACGCATTTTTTACTAAAAAGACAAAAGCACCTCTAGTAAACGATGAGTACGAAAAAATGTTTGAAATGGCTTTGATGACAACCAAAAAGCCGTTACTGACAGGCACCAGTAACGACTTGGGAAAAATTTCAAAGATTTAATTATTACAAGGAGATTATACCACATGGAAGAATTTGAAGATAGTCAATTAAGAGATTTACAAGAAGTAGAGGGCATTGTCTTACAAGACGTGCATGGCGAACGAGTAGCAATCGGCAAGGGATTCCCCTATGAGAATATCTTTAGTTTCATGGTCCATTATTTTAATTTTTATACCACTGATGATTTTGCTAAAAAGCTTGGCTATAAAGATGGCGATGAGATGTTTAAATATTGGTTTTCCAAAAAAACAAAACTTACTGAGTTTAATCTGATTAATTGGTGTATGGCTTCTTTTGATGGCATTTATGCCGAAGATTTAGCAGATCAGTACGGTCAAGGTTGGAACCACGTTTACATGAAATAGAAGGAGATATATACCATGACAGAAATGAGTGCATTCCAAATTAACGCAAAAATTGAAGAACTACAAGATAAAGATTTAGATCCTCAAGTTCTTGTCGATACAATTGAGAGCTTGGAATTAACTAGGAACGAAAAATTAGATGGTGCAGCTGGGTTAATTGACCGTTCTGATATGAAGATAACACTTGCTAAAAGAAAAGCGAAAGAATGGGCAGAAGTGGCTCGTGTTGAAGAGAATAAGAAGAAACGGCTTAATCAATACGTTACTGAAGTGATTGATGGAGCAGGAATTAAGGAACTTGTGACAAAAGAACATATTTTTAAACCTAGAAACTTTAAAGACTCTGTAGTCATCGATAAATTAGCCGATTTGCCCAAAGAATACATTACCTATATTGAGGATGTAAAGGCCGATAAAAAGAAGTTATATGAAGACTTGAAAGCCGGCACAGAAATTAGTGGAGCACACTTAAAGGCTAATAGAGGAACAACGATTAAATAGATGAGGAATAGTTATGACTGAAGAGAAGAAAAAAGTGGCGGAAGTATCTAAAAAAGAGGAAAAAATTGAAGCTAAAGAAGGTGTAGAGACTAAAGCCGCCAATGAGACAGAAAAGGACCTCCCTCTAGCAATCAAGATTGCGAAAGCAGCAAATGATATGGGAGCTATTGCTAAGGATGGAAAGAATAAAAACCAAGACTTTCAGTTTATTTCTGAATCAGCAATTAAAGCTGCGGTTCGGAAAGTAAGCGCGAAGTATGGGTTTACTATTTTTCCAAAACAAATAAAAAATATAACGCGGTATGAACGTACAACATCTCGTGGTGGAACTTTATATTTCTACGATGTAATGCAGGAATTTGTAGTTACGGATGGAAAAGAAGAAATGATCGGTGACATGATGGGAACCGGCTCTGATACGGGAGATAAGGCCTTTAACAAAGCGGTTACTGTTGCACTTAAGAACTTCGAAAAACAATTATTCAATGTATCAGACAAATCAGAAAATGATCCTGATAGCGAAACACCGCCAGAAACTACAGGCACAAGAGGTAATAATCAACAACCCTATCAACGCCAATATAACAACTTTCAAAATTACCGACAATCTAAAAAATTAAGTAAGACGCAACTTGAAAATTACGCTGTTGAGTTCTCAAATGGGCAAAAACACACATTAAAAGAAATATTCGAGAGTGCTAAGACCAATGGTGTTACTAAGAAATGGCTTAATAGTGGCAATTATGATTCTACTACTGGAGCTTATATAAAACAGTTGGAAGCAATTTATAAAGCCGAGCAAAAGGTTAAAGCAGAGAGTCAAAATAGTCAGCAAGCACCAGATCAATTCGAAGATATTATTGCAAAGTAGGTATGTTAAATGACAAAAATCAGAAAAGACGGTGATCAAAATTTCACTATTCTATCTAATTCTGTTATTAGGGATGAGACCTTATCCTGGAAAGCACGAGGATTATTTGAATATTTGTGGTCACTGCCAGAAGATTGGGAGTTTTATGAAACCGAAATAACAAAACATGCAACAGATGGTAGAGATTCAACTAGATCCGGACTAGATGAACTGGAAGAGCATGGATATCTGAGCAGAACACGTGAAAGAAATGAAAAGGGTCAAGTTAAAAGTGCAATTTGGATTTTGCATGAAAATCCAAAAAAACCTGTTCAGGAAAAGCCTGTTTCGGAAAATCCTAACCAGGGGAATCCAACACTACTAAACACTAACTCCACTAAACACTTACCTAACAAAACACGTACTAAAGATATAGGTCAGGCTGAGCCTGACGATATCCCTTACAAAGAGATTATTGATTATTTGAACAAAAAAACAGGTAGACGTTTTCCAGCAACTGCAAAAAGAAATAGAGAGCCAATTCATGCTCGCTGGAGAGAAGGTTACCGTTTAGAAGACTTTAAACGAGTAATTGATAACAAATGCTTTTCTTGGGCTAATGATCCTAAGATGTCAGCGTACTTAAGGCCAACAACATTATTCTCGCCTAAATTTAGCGATTATCTAAATGAGAATAATATCCCTGCTAATGCTACACCTTATGACCTCAAAGATTTTGAAAATCAGAAATTACCGCAAGATGATGATTTGCCGTTTTAGAAAGGAATATGTATGAAAGAAGTAAAAGTTGCTTCAGCACTTAGCATTAAAACTTATCCTGATACATGTCCTATACATAAATCATGTCATCTAATGGGGATTGATGGAAAAGAACCTATCTGCCCTAAGTGCGAACAAGAAAAAATTGAGCAAGAGAAAATTGCAAAAATTGAAAGGTTTAAGGAAGACAACATAAGAGCTGTTTTAAGACGTAAATCATTAGTTGACGATAAAGATACCTTTAAATGCTCTTTCGAAAACTACAACACCCAAAATGGAACGATTGAAGCATCTATAAAGCAAAAAGCTAGAACAATTGCTGGGGAATATTATCTGCATCCCGAAAAGAAGTTTAATTCTGTGCTGTACGGCACTCCGGGAACAGGTAAGACGCATTTATCCATGGCTATATTGAAGGCAGTAAATGAGAATTCTAAGCCACCACAAAAATGCTTGTTTCTGAATGCTGAAACATTGTTTAGCAAAATTAAGTGCTCTTTCAATAATCCATCTAGTTGGTGGACAGCTGATAATGTTCTGGATTTAGTTAAGTCTGTTGACTTACTAGTTCTAGATGACTTAGGAACAGAATCTTCAATGCGTCAACAAGGAGACGAAGCAAGTAATTTTGTTCAAGAGACGCTTAAAGAGATCTTGGATAAACAACGCAGAGTAATTATTACAACTAACTTAGGTAGCAATCAGCTTAACCGAGTATACAACCCTAAAGTTGTTAGTCGAATTCTTAGAGGATCAGCTGGTCACGTTATAGATTTTAACGATGTAAAAGATAAGAGAGTGTTGGGGTATTAATTATGAAAAATAGACTTAAACAATTGCGAGAAGAGAGACACTTGAGCCAAGAAAAGTTAGCGTCAAAAGTTGGACTTACAGGATCATCTATTGGTTTTTTTGAAACAGGCAAGAGAGAGCCTCACTTAGCAACGTGGGAGAAGATAGCAGCGTGCTTAGGCGTGTCTGTTCCCTACTTACTGGGGTATGAAGATATCTGGTATCAAGCAGAGTGCTTAGAATGTGGCAAAGTCTTTAGAATTTTGTCAAAAGAAGCAGACGAAGTTAACTGCTGCCCATTTTGTAAAGAATTTTATTTATCAATTTCAAAAGCAAATTAAGAAGAGTATGGAGATAGGAACATGGGAAAATTCAACTTTAAAAATTATGACAGAAAGAATAGAAATTATGGAAATAATGATTTAAATATTGATCGACTTTCAAGAGAATTAATCGATACTCCCAGAAGATCAACAAATTATGGCCACAGAGGGATGCAAAATCAAGCTCCTAGAGTCGGTGTTAACTTACAACTTATGTCTGGACAATTTTTAAAAACGGCTGAATTTACGGTGGATGATATTGCTGAAGCATTAGATCAGGGTAAACGCTGGCTAAAGCAGAAAAATGGTGGAGCAATCAATCTAGGATACGTTGTCAGCTATAGTCCATACAAGTTTTATTCAAAAGACGACTCTAGACCAGGAAAACAACGTTACGAATACTAAAATATTACATTTTGCACTAAAAGGAGATTAACTATGACCGAACAACAAAAACAAGTACTAACAGCTATCGCAGGATTTATGCTATCAGCAGCTTATAAGATTGATCAGATCGAGACTGAGAATGAGGAAGAAAAAAGCGATGGAGTAGGGATGATAGTTAGTGGAGTTACTCAACTCGTTGAAAGATTTGGCTTGGATGAAGACGAAATGACCGCAAAAGCGGGGATTGCTATTATGCTGGACACTGTTTTTGACAATTTTGACACTGAGGCAAGCAACTTTATGGATAAATTACGTAAGAACTTAAAGGGAGAGAATTAATATGATAATCCTCAAAACTACTAAATGCATAAATCTTGAAACAGAAAATGCATTAAATCTAATTGCTTTAGGTAATACATCGAGTGTAAGAGACATCAAGGTAGGCGAGGAATGGAAGTACAAGTTTCCTCCTCAAGTCAGTCTCACGGATCAAACACTAATTAAAATCCGTAATTCCGGGCTAGAGAAAGCTCTTGAATTTGTTGCTAGTCATGATGTAGTAGACATGAATTTGTTTAAAGAAGCAGATGGCGGAATGACAATTAAATTTATCTATAGAAAGAGTAAGTAACCATGAAAGTTGTAGACAAGCGTAGAGAAACAGATGAATGGCATGCTGGAGATGTAATTTGTTACTGGGATAATCCAAGTGAAAAAAATTATGGATTGGTTATTAAACCAGATCTCCGTACTAATGGTGGATGTGGAATTGTCGCAATAGGAAGTAACAGTGACAATGGTGTCTTATCTCACTTTGTTGCATGTACCAATATGGAAGATTTACAAGACTTCATGATAAATAAATATGTTTGTGTGGAACGAGTGAATGCAAAGCTGGTGATTGAATAATGACTCCAAGATTATTAGAGGGTACAAGTGCCCCAATTTTTTATTTCTTTAAAATCTATAATCCATACTATTTACATGAAAAAGGCTTAGATAGATTTAGTGACGGAAGCAGAGTACAAGCTGCAATCAATACGTGTGATGGCACAGTTATAATTCCCGATGATAAGACCCCAGTCTTATATACAGGCTTGGGAGTATGGGAAGTACTTAGCTTTCAGAAAATGGTGACGGAGGAAGACTGAGCAAATGGAAGTAAACAAGATGATAATCAAATATCAACTACTTCAAGTTAGACGGCAGCAACTTGAAAAGAATGGCCTATTACAGTTATCAGAATTTTTAGTAAAAAATGATTATAAAGGCTTTGACAAACATTTACACACCTGGGCTGAAAAACATCATATGACGGTAACGAAAGCTGCATATATTTTTTCAAAATTTGAAGACGATTTTATAGATTTGCAAAGTACCGTAATGGAGAGTAAACAACGAAAGCGAGAGAAAAATGAGAGAAACTAGTCTTGCTCAATTGAAGAAAATGATCTTTGAGTATGTCAGCAAATTGTCAAAACAACATAAATTAGATCCTAAAAAAGATATTTTTAACGTTGTTTTACCTTTAGAAAATAATCAGGTGCTTTGTTGTTATGTTGGACCTAATGAAGACGGAGAAAGAGCAGTAGAGTATACATTTTACGTTCATACCTACATCATGCCTAAGCTTAAAAATACTGTGCTATATGAGGATAAGGAAGTCAAAAGTAATGAAAATTCTTGATGTTTGTTGTGGATCTCGTATGTTTTGGTATGACAAAAAAGAACCACATACAACCTATATGGATATTCGTAAAGCTGTCTATACGACTATGGATCGTGGTAATGAACGAAAGATTGAAGTTAATCCAGATGTTCAAGCAGATTGGAAAAATATTCCGTTTGCCGATGAGACCTTTGACTTAGTTGTATTTGATCCGCCGCACTTAGTACGCGCAGGTAAGACTAGCTGGCTAGCAAAGAAATACGGAACCATTGACTTAGTGGAGTGGCCAAATGAATTTCATAAAGCTTTTAATGAAATAATGCGAGTGATGAAACCAACCGGAGTGATGATCTTTAAGTGGAATGAAGAGCAAATACCCATTAAGGAAGTTTTGAGGGCATTTGGTCAGCAACCCATTTTAGGAGATATGAGAAGTAAGACGAAGTGGAGTGTATTTATCAAGTCAGAAAAAGTAAAAGATATTCCTACAACGCAAGATAAATCAAACCATAAAGTTATTGAAGGCTGGCGTAAAGTCATAGAAGGAATTAAACAATGAAAGTAAAAACTATTCGAGATACATTAGCATATGGATTAGATAAGCAAATTAATAATTTTATTCAACATAAGCATGTAGTTGATATTAAATTTATTACGTATAGAGAGGATAAAAAGTAATGTTTTGGGATCTTTTATATAAATTAAAAGCAGTATTTTGCCGACATGAGTATATATTCTATGCTCCACCATATTACTTAGATATAACTGGATATTATGCCTGTAGAAAATGTGGAAAGTTATCAAATAATCCGCCAGAAAAATTGATAGTGAAGGAGAAGGAATAATGTCAGATTGGATATACGCAGCAGCACTCTTGATTCTGCTGGTAGTAGTTATTTTGATTGTAGGAGGATTGTGATGCTTCAAGAGAGAAGCCATGTAAATTATGTGTGGCAAAAGATGCGGCAAGAGTTACCAACTAGAGATGTAGCAACAAATTATATAGAAGTAGTTACGTGTGATTATGAATATTCCATGCATATTATTCTTATGCGTCGCCATGATTTTTTTGCAAGTGCATTTTTTGAACATAACTTTGACGAGAGCAACGCTAGTTGTCGTCCTTGGATCAAAGGAATAGGCAGATATTATTTCTGTAATGTTGATTACTTAAAAGAAGTCGCATATGATTTTGCAAAAATTGAAAATTTTAAAGATCAATCGCTATTTTGGAATCAGCTTTATCCTGATTTTCTTGAAGAAGAACGCGAGCAAGTAAAATTTATTAAAAAACATGATTATCCAAGGAAGAGTTGGTATAGAAGAAAGTGAAAGTAGAGTTCACAATTGAAGGACCGCCAGTAGGTAAGGCTAGACCTAGGGTTACTAGACGAGTAACTTACACTCCTGCAAAAACATCACACTATGAGGACTTAGTAAGATACGCTGCAACTAGTAACTTTACAGGATTTTTTGAAAAGGGTTCTCCTTTAGATGTAAAGATAATTGCCTATTTTGAAGTACCTAAGAGCTACACAAAGAAGAGACGTATCAATTGTTTAGCTGGTCTGGAATTACCAACCAAAAAGCCTGATATAGATAATATTGCCAAAATTGTGATGGATGGGATGAATCCGAAAACACGTAGAAATAAACAGCTTCACAAGATGGTTAAAGTTATGCGAGGAGTTTATCAAGACGACCAACAAGTAACTTATTTAACGGTTAAAAAGAGATACGCAGAACGTGCAAGAGTTGAAGTTAGAGTTAAAGAGGATGAAGGAAGATAGGATGAAAATAGAAATACCAATTGGAGCTAGAGGAAGTAGAGATGAATTTAGTTCTACTTATAAAGATGATTTTCTAATCAAAAAATGGATTGGTTCATATCAAAACCGGTTATATCGAATTTAAAATCACTGAGACAAAGAAAATTAAAGAGTTTACTGGTTGGTTGTACCTGGTAAACACTAAATATGGTCTTTTAGCGTCTATGTCCTATAAAGATACACTTACATATTTGGGACATGGAATTTGGGATTTAAAAACTTATGAGCCAGACAAAATTTTAATTCCTGAAGGAGATGAACTCTTCTAATGGAGTTATATGGTCAAGAAGTTAATGGGGCTAATTATAAGCATTATAGTACAGATGATTTGAATACGTTTAAGGTGCAACTTAGATCAGATATTAGAGATTTGCAGAAAAAGCACAATGTGTCCCCTGAGGAGCGTGTTAATCTGCATGAAAAACAAGAATTAGTGACATATATCATCTGGGAATTACATAGACGATCTTTATAGCAAGAAATGGGAGTGGGAATAGTGAAAGATGTAAAAGAATTGAGTTTAGGTTTTGAAATGGATATGGAAAGAACTGCAAGAAGAGCGTTTGGTTTCTTAAAATACACCTTCCCTTCCTACGTAAAAGGTGCTGCATTAAGCATGAATGATTTATCGGGACAAGAAATTACGGGAATGCCATCATCTCACAGTGCTATTAACTCCCAAGAACGCAAACTAGAAAAAGCTTGGAAGAGAGTAGAACAAAATCAATTAAGAGCAGTAACTGTTTATCAAACAATTCTTTTATGTCAAAAAAGTCCGGTATATCCATATCAGCAAATTTTATTAAGTAAGTTTGTTGCCGGAGACCCTGATTGGAAAATTCAACCTGTTGTTGGTTATTCAAATAGCCAATATTACAACAAACGCAGGGATGCATTATGTGAATTCGCAGAAATATTGGAAGCCAAAAAGGTGAAAAATGGCTGTCCAGAAATCCCTGATTTAATTATTGAGGTTGAAGAAGAAAATGAAGAGAAACCGGAAAAAAGTAAATCGGACGATCATCGGACAGATATCGGACAATTACTGGACGATGGTCGGACTGGAACCATGTTAAATTAGTATTGTCGAAAAGTTAGGCAGTAGGGCTTTTCGATATACCACGAGACATTAGTGCTAAGGCACCTCCTTTAAACTATAGGCTAAGTGACAAACTTAGTAACTGTTCCTGGTGGACGTTAGCGGTTGTTCGATTCGACTGGCAGTTATAGCCTGAAATAATCAGGCTTACAAATTCAATCATAGTATTCTTTTTTTATTTTTGGTTTTTTAGTTAATTGACTGAGCAGGTAGGTTCGACTCCTACTTGTTCATTAGCCTAGGCACGTCATTAATTGTTAGTGACTATTATATATAGTAGTTTTCTCGCCTAGGCACAATCTTCATGCTAGGACCCTCCTTGAGGCGAGCGTGAGGCTAAGAGCTGGTCAGTCGTTCATCGGACTGTGCGACTGCCGTGGGTAGAATGGACAAAAATCAATATAGAAAGTGGGAATCTTCTTTCGCACTATCTAGCAGGGTTCAATTCCCTGTCTACTCATTGCCTGGCGGAAAACAGGCATTAAACAAAATATACCTTGTCATACTATATATTTTGTATCTTATTTGCAATGAATATTGTTTATTCACGAAAACTTTATTAATTGTCATTTAATTTGCAGTCAAAAAAAGTATCTGGTTTAGCTCTGTACCTCAACAGAGCCTCATAGGAATGTAGCCAAGTGGTAAGGCATCAGGTTTTGGACCTGTGTAGCGTTGGTTCGAGTCCAACCATTCCTATCGATTAGCTTTGTTTAATTATCATTAATCTCCGTTCGTTTCATCAAAGCTAATCTATTGGCAAAGTGGTCCAGTAGCAACGACAGCGGACTGTAAATCCGCCACCGCAAGGTTTCATAGGTGCAAGTCCTATCTTTGCCATAGGAGGCTGATCACCTCCACGATTCATGAAAAGGGTAGCAATGTAGCTTAGAGGTCAGAGCGGGTCGTGAAAACGGCTGCGGGGTGGTTCGACTCCACACTTTGCTATAAAAATAACGATTTAAGAGTTAGTCAAAAGACTAGCTCTTTTTTGATATCTAGAAAGTGGTGAGGATATGACATGACTAAGCAAGAGATGGCTAAGCAAGATTATTTAGCTGGGATGAAGTATAAAGACATTGCTGCTAAGTATGAAGTATCCATCAACACTGTTAAGTCATGGAAAAAAAGAAATGGCTGGGTAAGGGGTGCACCCAAACAGAAAAGTGTGCACCCTAAAAGTGAAAAGGTTGCGCCCAAAAAAGAGATTCCTGCTGTTAGGGAATTATTAGAAGATACAGACTTAAATGATAAACAGAAAGCTTTCTGTATCTATTACTTACAAAGATATAATGCGACCTGGGCTTATCAAAAAGCTTATGGAGTGAGCTATGAGGTTGCTAGAACAAATGGCTCTAGATTGCTTGCAAATGCTAACGTAAAAAAACAATTAGCAGAGCTGAAAAAACAGCAAGCAACCGATCTATATCTCAATGCTAACGATATTTTGGCTAAGTTGGCTAAGCAAGCATTTTCTGATTACGGTGATTATCTAGAATTCGGCACAAAAGATGAACCGTTGTATGCCAAGAATGGTAATCCATTAATTGATATGAAGACAGGCAAACAAATGACAGAGAAAGTATCTTATGTACATCTTAAAAATAAAGAAGATGTTGATACATCCCTGTTGAAGAAGGTAAGTATAGGGAGAGACGGTGTAGTTGTTGAGCTACACGATCAGCAAGCAGCACTTAAATTGCTACTTGATCGCTTGCCAGAGCCTGAAGTTAACGATGATAGTGAAAACTCACTGCTTAAAGCCATTGGTAATGGATTGAAGAAGATATGGAGTGATGAGAATGAAAACAAGAAGTAAATTTGAATTCACTCCATTTAGTCGAAAACAACTACAAGTATTAAGTTGGTGGGCGAATCCTGATACTCAAGATTGTGAAGCTATCATATGTGATGGCTCGGTTCGTGCTGGTAAGACGGTTGTGATGTCACTATCTTTTGTGATCTGGTCAATGATTAACTTTAACGGTCAGCAATTTGGCATGGCTGGCAAAACGATTGGCTCTTTTCGGAGAAACGTATTAAGACCATTGAGGAACATGCTTGAAAGTGAAGGATATGCGATTCATGATTCAAGGTCAGATAATATGCTGACTATTTCTAAGAATGGGCATACTAATTACTACTACATATTTGGCGGTAAAGATGAGGCATCCCAAGACTTGGTACAAGGGGTTACTCTGGCTGGTTTTTTCTTCGATGAAGCTGCATTGATGCCACAATCCTTCGTTAATCAGGCTACAGCACGTTGTTCTGTGGACGGCTCTAAGTTTTGGTTCAACTGCAACCCGGAAGGACCGTATCACTGGTTCAAGCTTGAATGGATCGATCAATTAGAGCGTCATAAAGCTATTAGAATTCATTTTATGATGGAGGATAATCCATCCCTGACACAGTCAACGATTGATAGATATAACCGTATGTATTCCGGTGTGTTCTACAAACGCTTCATTATGGGGCTTTGGGTACTTGCTGATGGTGTTGTTTACGATAACTTTGATCCTGACACTATGGTGGTTGATCCTCCTAGGGATGCTGTTTGGGAAGAGAATTGGATAGGTATCGACTACGGAACACAGAATGCCACCACATATAAGCTCTGGAGCTTGTATAAAGGTATTTGGTATAACCGAGGCGAGTACTACTATTCAGGACGTGAGACCGGTAAGCAAAAGACAGATGAGCAGTATGTTGACGACCTAGAGGACTTTTACTTTGATAATGGTCTTACTAGAAGTGATACGACGCTTATAGTTGACCCCTCGGCAGCATCTTTTAAAAGATCGCTTAAAAATAGGGGGTTCAAGGTAGTAAATGCAAATAATGACGTACTAACAGGCATTCGTTTTATGATGACGCAAATGAATTCAGGCATCATGAAGTGGACGCCTGTTTCCGTTCACACAATTAAAGAGTTCAACTCTTATGTTTGGGATGAAAAAGCAGCAGAACACGGCATAGACGCAGTTGTAAAAGAGCATGACCACTGTATGGATGCTGACAGGTATTTCGCAATGAAACGATTATACAAGAAGAAAAAGAAGCATGTTCGCTTGATAAAGGAGGGATTCTAGTGCTTGTTGATGCTGAGAAATATATCAATGATCGCTGCATGGTCTCAGAAGACGGCGTTTTTTATTACAATAGTGAAGATTTAATTACACGATCAGATGTAATGCGCTTTGTGGAAGAAAATGAACGATTGGCAGAAAATTGGCGTAAATATCGCCATTATTATAAGGCTCAGGCTGAAGCAATCATTAATGCTAATCCTAAAGAAAACGGTAAACCGGATAATCGGGTAATTAATAATTATGCTAAAAAATTAATCGATACTTATACCGGATTTGCCGTAGGTAAACCTATTCAAATCACCTTACAGGAAGACGTAGCGAATACCAGTCTTTCTGAATTTAATCGCTCTCGAAGTATGGATACTCTTTTTGCCAAACTTTGGAAACAATCAGCGATTTATGGCAAAACCTATGCTTATGTTTACGGCGCAAACCAAGAAATATATGTAACCGATGCGCCACCTACAGAATGCTTTATTATTTACGATTCAACAGTGGCACACAATCCCTTGTATGCAGTCAGGTATTCTAAAGTAGGATTAGCAAGCAAGTATTCAATTACACTGTACTCAGATCGTTATCACTATGATTTTAATACTGCGGATAATGGCAATACATTAGGCAATAGAGCGGATAATCCATTTGGCATTGTTCCAATCATTGAAATCAAAGAAAACGATGAGAGATTGAGCGTAATTGCAAATGTTATTACTTTGATCGACGAACTAGATAAAGCATTAAGCGAGAAAGCTAATGACGTTGACTATTTTGCTGATGCGTATATGAAAGTCTTAGGTGCACTGTTAACTGATGAAGAACTTAGCAAATTACGAGATATGCGAATCATTAATCTTAAGTCTTCAGATAGCGAAGATGAACCGGTTGAACAGTTGGACGTGGACTTTTTGAGTAAACCAAATGCTGACACAACGCAGGAAAATTTACTTAATCGGCTTATTGATAACTTGTACCAGCTTTCCATGATTGTGAACTTGAACGATAAGGACTTTGGTAATTCTACTGGCGTAGCGCTTGAGATGAAGTACAAGCCGATGATGAACTTGTCAGTGTTAAAGGCTAGAGCTTTCTCTACTTCAATTAAGGCAATTTATAAGGTTGTTTTTGCATCAGATCTAATAAATGGGGTTGCTAGGGATGCTTGGAAAGATCTTGAAATACATCCCCAATACGATTTACCGCATGATACTTTAACAGAGGCACAGACAGCACAAGCTTTGGCCAACTTAGGTATTTCAAGAGGTACTTGGCTGAAACAAATCTCAATTGTTGATGATCCAAGACAAGAAGAAAAGGCTATGGATGCTGAACACAAGAAACAGATTGAAGAAAATTTAGATGTACTTAAGAGTAATCATGCTGTAGTAGATGGTGATAACAATGACAACGGTCAAGCAGGAAAAGCAACGGATCAATCAGCTACTAAATAGGGATGCTAAGACAGATAAAGATATAGATGAGATCTATAACGAAGCTGTTGATAGGCTAAGAATCGTTATAAATCAAGCATTTGATAAGTACTCTGTTGATGGAATTCTTGTGCCGGCTAATTTGCATAAAAAGGTTACTCGATCGGATATGCTACTTCTTAAGCGTCAATACGAAAAGCTACCAGATGAGCTTGAATTGCAAGAAATCGAAAGACGGGATAATTATTTAGCTGTGAGTCAAACATCGCAGAGAGGATTAATTACGGCTACTCTCGGAATGGTTTTGATTGGGGTTACTCATAAGGTTGTTTCAGCAATCAAAAAGAATAATCGAACTGCTGTTGATGATGAAGTGCAGTATATTCAGCGGAATAATGACTTATCTAAAACTCAAAGAAAGAGGATTAGGACTAAGGCTAAGCAAATTGAACATCCAGACTATGAATCTAAAGGCAGCAACGATTTAAGTGTGCCGTGGTTGGATCGAATATGGTTGGACCATGATAAGATGTTAAACCGTATTGATAGCACTATTAACGATCAACTTAAACAAGGTATGCGAGCTGAGGATATAGCTGATAAGCTTTTCCCAGAAAATGCAGATAGTATGCGACAGGACAACATCCCTAAAGCGGTAAGAGATGCTTCGATATCAGCAAAAAGGTTAGCAAGAACGGAAGCGGCAACTAGAGAAGATGAGCTTGCCGAACAGGCTTTTAAGTCTAAAAAAGTTAGGTACTATGATTGGGTTACTGAGCCTGGTGCATGTAAGAAATGCTTGGCTATTGCTAGTTCTGGCCCTTATAAGTTTGGAGATCTTGATAGTCCTAGACCACCGGGCGACAGTCATCCTAATTGTAGATGTCGAAGAATTCCGGTTGACGCACCAACATCATTTGATTTTGTTGATTTATCAAAAAATGATACTCAAAATATTAAAAAAGTAAGTCAACGGTTAGATATGGTAATTGAAGAATATAAAACGATAACTGGTGTAGATATAAGGAAAGAAATAGCAAATGATACTTTTATTTCTAAAAAACATCCTTATAGTGATCCAAAAGCTAAATTTATGACTTACTTGTATCATAAAGTGGGATATGATGAATTACCTAAGGAAGTTAATACTTTTGAAAATTCTAAGATATTTAATTTCCCAGGTGGATCAACCAATACTTTATATCGTGGAATTCATGATTCTGATAGTGTAAAGGCAACAGATTTACTAAACAGCATAAAATATGGAAAAATGCCTATTTCTGGTGCCATGAATTCAACAAAGGGAAGAGGTATATATTTGACCACTGTTGAATTTATGGCTAAATCGCACTTAAACCGAGGTAAAAATGGTATTTTGACAAAATGGGGAATTGATAAGGATGCAAATATTGCAGATTTTGAAGAATTGACAAAAATAATTTCAGAAAATAAAGAACTTGTTTTTCTCAAGCGACCACTTACGTTTGAAACAAATACTGAAATTATAGCTGTTTTAAGTGGTTATGATATCATTGAAGCAAAAGCTGTCCAAAATGTGTTAAATAGAGGTAAGCTTCAATGGAAAAAGTAGAAAATTACATACTTGAATACCAAAAAAAGGTCAAAAATTTTAAGTATAAAGTAAGCGTTGCTGATTATGAAACTGCATACTATGACGCTAAAGTGGATTTAGATAAATATGGCTATGAATGGTCTTGTAGTTTTGATAAGTTTTATAGCGGATGGTATACAGACTATTGGTGGGATGGATTTATTTATGTCAATGATATCGAAGAATTAGTATATGACAAGCTAACAGAGAACGATAAGAGAACTATCCGCAACTTTCTTAAAAAGATAGTAGTTAAAGTTAAATAGTTTAGATTATTAAAAAAATAATAGTAAAGACACCTTAAAGGGTGTCTTTTATTTTGCCCAAAACATGCTGATGGCGTAAAAAGCTGCAAGGATAACAGTCAAACAAGACTTTAAAAAGGAGGATTCCGTTATGGACGAACAAGCAAACAATACTGTTACTCAATCAGCTGACGTAGAGCCAGAAAAGCAAGATAGTGCACAATCTGAAAAGACTTTTTCGCAGGCTGAAGTTGATGAAATGGTAAAAAGCCGTTTAGCAAGAGAAAAAGACAAGATGAAAAGTTCACTTAGAGCTGAAATTGAGGAAGATGTTCGTAACAAGATTAAGAATGAACAATCTGAAGCTAATAAGCTTAAGAAGATGAATGAGGATCAACGCCGTAAATATGATATGGACAAGAAAGATCAAGAAATTGCTGAATTAAAAGCTAAATTGAACCGTAGCGATATGGAGCATGTAGCTACTGATTTACTAAGCAAAAAGGGCATTTCTGCTGATTCCGAGATACTAAACTTTGTAGTTGCTGAAGATGCAGAAACTACGCAGGCAAATATTGATCGCTTTGTTGATCTAATTAATAAGAAAGCTCAAGCTAACCGCCGCGAAGACTTTGATGTTCCTGAACCCAAAAACGGATTTCATGGAGAAAAGGCTGCTGATGTTAAAGAGTTCAATAAGATGGGATACCATGAACGACTTGAACTGAAACAAAAGCAACCGACTCTCTACCAACAATTATTAAATAAAGCATATAAGGAGGAAAAATAATAGATGGCAGATCAAGTTACACAATCTGATAATGTATTAGATCCTCAAGTCTTGGCTGATATGATTCCAGCCAAGTTAACTGCGGGTCTAAAATTTACATCTTTAGCACAAGTTGATCGAACTTTAGAAGGTAAACCTGGATCAACAGTGGAATTTCCAACATGGAATTACATTGGGGATGCTGAAGATATTAAAGAAAATGAACCAATTGATACTTCAAAACTTACTTATGGTTCAAAGGCAGCAACTATTAAAAAGATCGGTAAAGGTGGTTCTGTTACTGATGAAGCACTTGAAACTGGTTATGGTGATGCATGGGGTGAATTGTCTAATCAATTGGGTTTGGCTTTAGCAAACAAAATTGATAATGATGTTTTAGAAACATTACGTCAGGCTGTTCAAAATGCTTCAATTGATTTAACTTTAGATGGCATTCAAGATGCTCTTGATATTTATAATAATGAAGATGATGCACCAACTGTGTTAATTGTTTCACCTAAAGTAGCTGGTCGATTACGTTTAGCAGCTGGTAAAGATTGGTTGCGTGGTACTCAATTGGGTGCAGATGCGGTTTCTAAAGGTGTATACGGTGATATCTTGGGAGTTCAAATTATTCGTTCTCGCAAACTTAACGCTAATGAGGCGTTCTTAGTAAAAACTGGTGCTGAAGATGGCAAGCCAGCAGTTAAATTAATGCTAAAACGTGATATTAAAGTAGAACCAGATAGAGTACCTAAGTACAATCGTACAGATATTTATGCTACTGCAATGGAAGCAGCATATCTTTATGACCCTACTAAGGTTGTTAAGATTACTTTTAAAGGTGTTGAAGGACCAGCAGGAACTAATGGAGCACCTGCCGATGTTTCAGTTGATAACGAACCTGATAATGTCAAAGAAGAAAATAAGATTGGTACTAGATCTAAGAAAAAAACTGGTGAAACTCAAGATAAGGTTCAAGGAACTGGATCTAAAACGCCTGGTGAAGTTTAATGTCTTACCGGGTTATTAAAGCATTCACTGATGGTAATGCTAATTCAGCAAATAATCTAGGCGAAAAGCACGTGTACTGGGAAGGGGATGTATATCCCTTTAAATCCTATGCGGGTGCTTGTACTAAGCTAAGGATTGCAGAATTAACAAATGGTGGCTTTATCAAGGAGATTGCTGAAGATGGAAGAACTAACACAGAAGATTAGTGAGCGTTTAAAGCTATTTCCCAATCTTAAAGATGCTCTAACACACTTAGATGAAGGGGCCGTTAGTGCATTTGTTGAAGATGCTATAGATCAAGCTAGATCAGATGGTTTTACTGATTCCAATATCGTAAGAGGAGCTAGCTTTTTAGCAGCTCACTTCTGCAATTTGGCAAGTAATACCAACTCGAATATCTCTAAGCAACAAGCTTCTGTATTGTCCATTGAATACTTTGATCGTGGTGGTAGTGATGATTATTTAGTTGAATACAATCGATTAAAAAAGTCATTAACCCAGAACGTAATTAGATTTATTTAGGAGGTAATCATGGAAATATCCATATCAGGTAGCCTAGAAGGTGATGTAGGTATCGAAAAAATGATTACTAATCTAAAGCAAGTAGATGGAAAGGCTGTTGAAGCTGGATTGTTTGGTGGATTTGCCCAAAATAAGGCAATTTGGCAAGAATATGGGACTAGTCGGGGTATTCCTGCTAGGCCATTCTTACGTAACACTATGTACGAGAATGAAGCTAGATTTGCGTCATTCATTCTGCCTTATATCCAGAATGTACTAGAGGGTGGATCTGCAGATGCTGGACTTGATGCGCTTGGTCAATTTATGGCTATGAGTATTAAGCGAACTATTGCATCTGGTGGATTTACTCCGCTTGCACTGTCAACTGTTAAGAAGAAAGGTCACAGTAAGCCTTTACTTGATACAGGTGACATGTACGGTTCAATCAGTTGGAGAACAACAGCATGGAAGAAGGGATAGAATGGCGTTTTATCTTGATATGTCGTCTGTTTTAGACACTTTTAAGACAGAGGTTAAAGTTGTCAGCAATTCTAGTAATGGTGAATGGGTAGACGGTCAGTGGCAAGAAACTACATCGACCCAAGAACAAGTCTTCTATGAGCCATTCATCCCTAACGACTTGGTCGGACAGTATTCTTTAATGAATATGCTGAGAGAAACAGGAAATGTAACTGAATTTAACGCTATTTGGCTCTCTAGTGTGCCTAATTTTGAAATTGGTACAATTGTCCAACACAAAGATAAAAACTATAAAATCGTTAATATTCAAGATCTTAGCGATTATTCAAATGTCACCATGTATTACTTACAAAGTGAGGAGGGAAATGATGGCAACAAGCTATGATTATTCAATTTTATATAAAACGTTTAGCCGGCTTATCAAGAGTCGGCTAAATTTGGTAATGATCGAATTAAATGGCAACGGTAAGCCACCAGAAGCTCCCTTTGTAGCTTTTGACATTATTTCTCCTAAGATTCCTCTGGGATTCCTAGAAGATGATAGAGCATTTGAATGTGTAGTCTCATTTACTGTATATGCTAAACGAAAGCTTGAGGCAATACAGTTATGCAACAGCTTACGCTCGATGCTAGGGGATACAGATTCAAGAGATACTTTTGATAAAAATGCCATTGTGATGGTTGAGAGAATGCCTATTCAGGCAAGATATGTTGAAGAAACAAATACATATGCTTACATGTTTGGATTTGATGTAAAACTCCGACTCTGGGAAACCTATGTCGATGGGCATGAAGGCATAATTGAACATGTTAAATATAAGGAGGAGACATATGAGTAATACCTTATCTGATATTACTGTCAAACTTAATGTTGAAACGCCAAGCGTTCCTGTAAATATGGGAAACTTGGCGCTTTTTGTTAAGGGCGACAAACAAAATGTAGAGGGATTTAATTCCTACGAAGATTTACAGAAAGTCTATGGATCTAATGATTTAGTAAAGCAAGTTGCAAATGGCTATTTCAGTCAAGACGATCATGGAAACAAACTGTTTGTTATTACTTATACCGATGTAGCAACAGCAGCAACTGCTTACTATGGTGAAGGCTGGGAATTTGCAACTGTCATCCCTGGTGTAAAAGTAGTCACACCAAGCGGAAGTACGGGTGACGGTGAAAGTAAAGAAAAAGAAACTGTAACTGTTGATACTACTAATGATTTAGCTGATACAGTTGCTCTTTCTAATTTTATTGATGGCAAAAAAGAACGTTTTGCTATTGTTGGTGTGCCTGCAACTGCTGAAAATGTTGAAAAGATTGCTGATACTAAAAAAGCATTCGGTAACTCACCAAGAACTATTTTCTTTGTTTCTGGCACTAATCAAGCAGAAGCAGAATACGGAATTGGTGGTTTAGTTGGTGCAGTTGGTAACGAGACTGTTGGTTCTGTAACTTGGAAGTTCCGCAAAATTGGTGGAGTTAAGCCAGTTGATCTAACTGTTACTCAAATTCAAAAGCTTCATGAAAATAATGTATTCACTTATGTAACCAAGGCAGGTTTAGATCAAACTTCTGAGGGTAAAACTTTAAGCGGTGAATTTATTGATGCGCTCCATGGGGATGATTGGGTTAAGGCATCCCTAGAAACAGAGTTGCAAAGATTATTATCCAATTCTTCCAAGATTACATTCGATGCTGCTGGAATTGCACAAATTGATGCGACAGTTACTGCGGTGCTTACTACCGCAACCAACAACGGCATTATTTCAGTAAATCCAGAAACTAATGCGGGAGAATTCACTGTAACCACAGCATCTCGTGCACAATCTTCTGAAGAAGATATTGCGCAACGAAATTATACCGGTTTGAAGTTCTCATATACTCGTTCCGGTGCAATTCATACTGTTAAAGTTAACGGACAAATCAATATTTAGGAGGAAAATGAATGGCTGACGTACGTGTATATGATGCTCTTAAGGCAAATATTGTTGTTAATGGTCGTACTATTCAAGGTTTTCAAGACCAAGATATGTTCACCTATACATTTAAAGAAGAAAAAATAAAGACATCTGTTGATGCTCATGGAGATCCAGCAGTTGCAAAGAATAATAATCGCTTAGGAACGATTACAATTAATTTGACAGGAAATTCTATAGACCACAAGTATTTGAACGGTATCGCTAATGCTAATAAACAAGTTACTATTCAAATCACTTCAGATATCGAAAAAATCTCTGGTAACCAAGCTTTTATTACTAAAATTCCAGATGGAGGTTTTGGTAAAGACACACCAAAACGAACTTATGTATTTGAAGTCTTAGATATGCATGTAGATGCTTTATAGAATAGAAATAGTTACTCAAATGGCTAGCGGTTCAACTCCGTTAGTCATTTTTAAATAGAAACAGGAGAAAAAATAAACATGGCAGAAGACAAGACTATTTTAGATAACAAAACTGTAGAACCTCAAAAGATTGATCGTTTAGGTGCTCACGAAGATTGGACTTTCAAAGACGATAACGGCTATGAATGGAAGTATTCTTTCCAATTTCCAGGCTTAAAGAAAGCTTATGAAATGATTGATAATGCGACTATGGCTAATGGACAAGTTGCTAAATCTATTATATTTGATGAATATCTTCAAAATGTTGTTGTTAGTGAAAGATTAACTTCAATTGATGATTTAATCGATCGTCCAGGTGTTGATGAATTATTCAACGCTATTGATTCCTTTCTTGGTGGCTTGCTCTAAGCCATCTAATAACTTCGTCATCAGCAAGAAAGTTGATGACAATAGCATGTTCTGGTTTCCGGTAATTGCTGGGATAGCAACTAAGGAAGAACTAGAACACAAAACCATGGAAGAGCTACAGATATATAACGAGGTGGCTAAGAGAAGAGTAGAACTTATGAGAGGAGCTGACCTAGGTGGCGAATGAGACAACAATTCGAGCTAACGTTAAGGTCAGTGGCCTTTCAGAGCTGGAAAAAGCTAACAGCTTATTAAAAGAGGTTGATAGAACTCTATCAGGTCTAGGAAAAAGCTCTAGTTCTAATGGTTTAAGTAGCTTAATATCTAGCATCAATAAAGCTAAGACAGAAGCTAAAGAACTAGAATCAGCCCTTAAACAGGTTGACAGTGTTAGTTTTAGCAAAATTGGAACTAGTGCAACTGAAGGATTATCTAAAGCTGAAGCTAAAGCTAACGAGCTTAAATCTAAGCTTGAACAAGCTACTAAAATTAAAGGCGAAGGTTTTGGTAAATCAATCAGCGAAGGTGTTTCTAGTGCTGATCGAAGTGTTGACAAGCTAAAAGGCTCCGTCAAAGAGTCTATCTCGGCTGAGAAAGAGTTGGCTAGTGCTGCTAAATCAGTTGCTGAAGCTGAATCTAGAAGTGCAAGTGCTGCTGAAAAGGGAGCATCGGCGAGAAAACAAGCTGCTAACTTTGCTAAGCAAGAACGAGAGAGACAGGTATCTTCTGCAAGTGGCTATCAAGCTGTTGCTGAGCGACCGGCTAAAAAAGAAGGCAAGATTACTGGAGCAATCCGTGATGTTGCAGGGATGTACACCCTTGGTAACTTAGCAGCTAATGGGATTATGTCTGCCGGTGAGGGCATTAAAGAGCTATTTGGCTCTGGCTTAAGCTATATAAGTCAACAACAAGCTTCCGAAGTATCTTGGGCTTCCAATGCTAGATCAGTTAACAAACTCCTTGGAAAAAATATGTCTGCATCCCAAGCAACCAAATTCTCCAAGGGTATGGTTAAAGATATCCAAAATGTAGCAACTCACGCTGGTAACGACTATGGCCAAGTTTCAGATGCTGCACTAGCTTTCTACGCTACTGGTGCTGGTGTGTCGACTGCGGGTAACAAGAAAAAGACACTGCAGTTGACCAAAGACATGCTTAACTTGCAAGATGCCGGCGGTATGAACGATGAAGAAATGGGACGTTTCATTTCTTCAGTTGCCAAAACACTGGACCAAGATAAGTTAACTACAGAGCGACTTAATCAATTAAAAGCATTTAATCCAAACATTGATGAGTACTTGGAACGGGCTCACAAGCAACGAACCGGTAAAGATGCTAAGAAACCTGGTGAATATACCGGTAATGACTTAGTTGAAGCTCTTCATATGGCTGGTATGGCACCTGGTGTGTCTGATGCCTCCAAAAAAATGAACCAAAGCTTGCAAGGAACGCAACGTGCCGTTAAAAACGGTATGGTACGTATGACTGCTGGCTTTGAAGAACAATTAGGTAAGGCCTTAAATAAATCTTTTGGTGGCGATGGAAAGCTATTTTCTCGCATCACTGATTGGTTTAACGATCCTAAGAAAACCGAATCCTTTACCAAAAAAATGGCAAATGGAACGGCTGGAGTTGTTACTACAGCAGGTCATGCTGGCAAGGAAGCTCTTGATGTAGCTAAGCAATTATATGATGTGGCCAAACCGGTTGCGGGTGGTTTTGGATCTGGATTCATTGGCCAAGTTAAGAATTTCAAGCGTGGGTTAGTTGATGCTTACCATGGTGTTAAGGATACTATCAATAACGTCACTGGGATGATTCCAAAAGGGACCAAGAAGAACTTAACAGATTTTGAAAAGTCTCTTGGTCAAAATGCTGGTAAAGGATCAGCATATCTACTGGGTATTCGTGCCTTGTCTAAGGTGCCTGGCATCGGGAAGCTTACAACTAAAGCATTCCAGCCACTTTTAGGTTTAACTTCTAAAGTGCCGGTAGTCGGTAAAGGTCTAAGTGGTCTGTTAAGCAAAGTTACTGGCATTAAGCAGATTAAAGATGTCAAAGAAAGTACTGCTGCTGGTAAGATGCAGAATGCAGCAAATACGATGATGTCTGCTGCTAATAAGATGAATTCTGGTAATCCAGCTAGCAAATCCTTTAGCGGAACAGCTGGTAATCTTGACGAGAGAACATCATCTGTTTTAAGTACATTACCCGAAGGAAATCCGTGGGATACAAGCGGTCTTACTCGGCAAGAGCTGTATCATAGTGTAAATACTACTAGATATGCTAGAGCTAGGGATAACTCTAATGCTTGGTTTAATAAAGCATATGCTCGTGGCCAAGAAATTTTAGGACCAATTGGCACAAGACAACGTGCTAATGCAGGGTTAATTACTCGAATTAAAGGTGGCTTTTTAACTGGTGTTGGTCGTGCTGGTCAAAAAGTATTTGGCGAAAGCCGTGTAGGGAATGCTCTATATAGAGGTACACTTGCTACTGGTCGAGGACTAAGAGTAGCGGGCAAGTTTATTGGCAAAGGTGCCCCAGGGATGAATGCCTTATTTGCTGGTATGGACGCTCTAACCGTTCTTGGTACAACTAAGTCTGGTTCACTTGCTCGCCATAAGGGTATTGGTGGAGCAATCGGTGGTGGAGTTGGTTCTACCATCGGAATGGCAGCAGGCTCACTTTTAGATCCTTTCATTGGACCATTGGGAACAATGGCCGGAGGAATGATTGGAGGCTGGGCTGGAAATAAGATTGGAAGCTGGATTGGAGGTAAAGCTGGTGGCTCTAAGTCATCAAGCAAGCCTAAAAAATCATGGTCTCAGACTCAAAATGAAAAGGCTGAACGTGCCTATGCTAAACAGCAGTTTGCTAATGGATACAACCAAATGTATCAGCAATCTGGCCAAAAAACCCCTGTTTCTGCTGCTAGTGCATATAGGACTTTTAGTGCAGCTAAAAAAGGTAACTCTAAGGCTATTCTTGCGTCTAAGAATTTCCAAGATGCAATAAACGCTGGTGACCTAGCATCTGCTGAAAAATATCGTAAACAAATGGCATCCCAAGTTAAATCTGAAGATGCCAAAGATATTCGTAGTGCTCAAAAATCTTTAAGTAGTGCGAAAAAATCGCAAAGTAAGGCTTATAGTGATGCATATAAACATGCTTTAACAGGCTTAAAAGCTAATTCAAGCATGCGAGGCTTAACTAATAAACAGTTAAAGAAATTAGCTAAAGCAGAAGCTAAAAATGATCGAGATTATCGTCATGCTGCTTCTAAAACAAGATCAGCAAAAAAGAACCTTTCATCTAAAAAGAGCAAGTACAAGAGAGAAACTGGTGAAGAATACAGGCCTAAACGTAAACGAGCCTCTGTTCGTGCTAAAACCAAGGGCACCAAAGGTGTAAAGAAGCTTTCAAAGGCTACAAGAGGTGTTAAGAGTAAGAAAGCTAGCGTTAAGGCCAAGACTTCAGGTAGCAAGAAAGTTAAACAGCTTTCGAAAGCTACTAAGGGTGTTAAAAATAAGAAAGCTCACGTAAAGGCTAAGACCTCCGGTAGTAAGAAAGTTAAACAACTTTCAAAAGCTACTAAGAAGATTAAAGGCAAAAAGGCTAAAATTAAGGCTAAAACTTCTGGTGGCAAGAAGGTTAAAAAACTTGCCAAAGATACCAAGAAGATTAAGAACAAGAAAGCCAAAGTTAAAGCTAAAACTTCTGGTAATAAAAAGGTCAAGAAACTTTCAAAAGACCTCAAAAAGGTTAAAAACAAAAAGGCTAAAGTAACAGCCAAAACTAAGGGATCAAATAAGGTCAAAAAGCTTTCAAAAGATCTTAAAAAGATTAAGAACAAGAAAGCTAAAGTTACTGTTAAAACCAGTGGTACTAATAAAGTAAAGAAAGTAATCAAGGACCTAAAAAAGGTCAAAAGTAAAAAAGCTAAGGTTACTGTAAAAGCTTCTGGTAGTGCTAAGGTAAAACGCCTTTCAAACGATATTAAGAAAGTCAGAAATAAAAATGCTAGAGTCCGGGCTAATGCAACAGGCTCAGCAAAAGTAAAACGTCTTTCTAAGGATATCAAGGCCGTTAAGAATAAGAACGCCAGAGTTTCTGTACGTGTATCAGGAACCTCGGCAATTAGTCGATTAAAGAGTAATATCAGATCGGTTAAAAATAAAACAGCCAGAGTTACAGCGCATACTAGCGGTACTAGCCAAGTAACACGGCTTAAGAGTGCAATTAACGGTGTTAAGAACAAGAATGTTTCAGTAATTGCTAAGGTTACTGGAACTGGTCAAGTCAAAGCTTTGACTAGTGCAATTAATACTGTTAAAGGTAAAAAAGTTAGTGTTGTTGCTAATGTCTCAGGCACAAGCCAAGTAAGAGCGTTGGTATCAGCAATTAATGCGGTACATAGTAAAACAGTATCCATTACTGCTAATGTTCATAAAAACGGCCATCTTGCTACTGGTTCTCCCGGTGCAGTTGCCGCATTTAGTCGATTAGCAACGGGTACACCTAGATTTGCTTTAGCTAAAGGTACTCCTGCAGCTACTACGGCTCAGTGGTCAGCGAATGGAGGGGTTAAAAAGGGTACATACCTAGTTAATGATGCTCCGGGGGCTGATTTTGTAGAGGCCTTTATGACCAAAGCCGGTACAATTGGGCTGTTTCCTAAACAAAGAAATTTACTTGTACCACTTGATGAAGGTACACAAGTACTTAATGCTAAAGATACCAAGAAACGTTTTCCGCGTCTTGAAAAAGGTACTCTTAGCTTTGGTGGCATCACTAACAATCACGAAACAAGTAATAATAGCCAAAAAATTGTTCAAAATCACAACACATTTAACATTAATGTAACTGTCGATACTAAGGGCGGACCGGTAGATAAGAAGACCATTCAAAAGATTGCTAATGAAATTGCTGAAAAGCTTACAATAGCATTCCCAGAAACGGAGGTGTAGATTATGGCCACATTGAAGAAAGGCAATGTAGGAGTAGAGATCTTCTCTGAATCAGAAGAGGAAGAGATTACGAATAAAGTTGCTCAGTATCCTGTTCAATCAGGTAATAATATTACTGACCACACTCAAAGAGAATCCTTAACTTGGACTTTTGAAGGTAAGATTTTTGGTAAAAATAAAGCCGAGATCGATCGTAAATATGGTCAGTTGGTGAACTGGCAACATGATGGTTCTCTGCTTACTTATACTGGTGCAATTAGACGGAGCTCGATGCTGATTACCAATCTACATCGAACAGAAGACGAAGGAGGCTTTGCTAATGCCATTAAATTCAGCATGGAGTTAACTCATGTTGAAGTTGTCAAGTCTAGCTTCGTCAAAGCCGTAAATGTTGGACCTAAAAAGCCAAGTCCACCCGCTAATCTGGGTGTTTGGGTGACTGTTCGACCTGGTAACACATACTGGGGCTGGATGATGCAGTATGGTACATCCATTCAGCAACTGCGAAACTGGAATCATTGGCCAGATCGTCGCATTCCAATTGGTGTGAGAGCGAGGGTTAAATAATGTCTTATAGATCTAAATTTGATATTGATTTGACCAATATTCCTCAAGTCTTTTCTACAAGTTTTGGTAATTCAACTGTTAGCCTAGGCATTAATTACAATGCACTAGGCGATTTTTATACGGTTGATCTTTATGATAATCAAGGAAATCAAGTCATTATGGGAGAGAAGTTGATTTATGGAAAACGATTATGGAGCACTTATGTTGATCCGCGTATTCCATCTATTGATTTAGTACCTCTTGATGAATCTGGGGGAACTAAGGCTTGTAATAAAGAAACGTTTGGAAAGACGGTATTTCTCTACATAGATACGGTGGTGGAAGAAAATGGCTAAACCTCAATTTAATTTTGAATGTAAGGTGGTTGTACATACTACTAACGCTAATTTGACGTATCAATACGGCAAAATGTCAAACGCAATTGAAATTCACTTTAATGTCCCTTTTTCTCAAGAAACAGAGAAACACATTACCGAGGTAGAGCTTTTTAATATAGATCCAAAGCACTTCAATCTGATTAAACCAGGTAATAAGGCAGAATTATATGCTGGTTATCATGGGGATGTTGGTCTGCTAGTGAGTGGGACAATCTATAAGACCACTATTCCTACGATTAAAGAGGCTGATACGTCATATAAGCTTAGAATTTTAGAAGGTGAAGATTACACCAAGAAACCTAAGCTTAACTTGACGTTTGCTGCTAATACTTATGCTTCCACAATTATCCCTCAAGTTGTTAGAACAGCTGGAATTAACTTAAGAAATGTATCTTTAAAAGATAATAAATGTTACAAAGACGGATTTACAGCGGATTCTCATCCAATGGAAGTGCTAGACACACTTGCGCAAGATTGTAAAACCAGTCTTTTTTATTTACGTGGTCAACTTACTCTTAGATACGTATATGATGGTTCAATTGATGGTCAATTTGACTTAAGTCCACAAACCGGATTAGTAGAAGGACCAACAAGAGAAAGTAGAGACGATGATTGGGCTGATTATGAAGAAGATGATGATGGATTAGGGGCATGGAGTTATTCAGCAACTTCAATTCTTAATTATCATCTGACTACTTTTTCATCGGTTAAACTTCATAACAAATACGTAAACGTTAATGTGATGGTCATTAATGGTGAGCATTCTTTTGATGGGGAAGAGGCAAGAACAGAATTTGAGGCGGTGACTAAGTAGTGGTTAGGCAGAGAGATCAAGATATTAGATTTCTAAGAGGGTTTATAAACACTTTGAACGCAAATCTACATGTAGCTCAATTAGGGAGGGTTTATCGTACAAATGAAGATAATTCATTAGTTGATATTCAGCTGTTAGCCTTGAATTCAAGTGGCACTAAAAGAGCCCCTTTAATTAATGTGCCAGTTGGACTTGTAGCCAGACAGTACATTAAAGAAGGAGCCGTGGTATTAGTGCAATTCCTTGATAGATCAAAAGAAAATTGGGATCGAACTAGTAATCAGGAATTTCCTATTGGTAGTAAGAGAATGCATGATGTTAATGATGCGGTAGTAAGCGAGGTGATGTGGGTTGAAGGACATTAAATTAAAAGATGGGGATATTGAGTTAGATTATGTTACTGGTACTGACGAAATCGTTCAGTCAGGAACGCTTATTCTAAGTACTAGAAGAGGAGAATCTGATCTTGTTCCGGAGTTAGGTATGGATAGAAGCAGCTTGCTTGGAAAGAATTTTTCAAAGGAATTGGCAGTTAGTGATGTCTACGAAGCTTTAGAGCAAGATGAACGTTTTACAAATGTAACGGCTTCGGCTAGTGCCAACTATCAAGATCGATCAGCTAAAATCAACCTAATGGCTACTGTATCTGGTGGTAAACAGGTAGAGATGGAGGTGGGATATGCTTGATAAAAATGGTTTTACCAGACCTACATATAACGAAATTGTAGAACAAGAATCTGAAAAATGGGCTCAGTTATTTGGCGAAAATGCTCAAACTAATTCTCATTCGGTTGGTGGCATTATCATTAGAATCCATTCCTATTTTTTAGATAAGCTGTATCAGTTATCAGAACTCATATATAACTCTCAATTCGTTGATAGTGCTGTTGGTACTACATTAGATCAATTAGGCTCTAATGTGGGATTAACACGTCAACCAGGGCAGGTAGCAATTGGAACAGTTAGGTTTACTGGAACTGTCGGTTTTGTTATTCCCTCTGGAAGTCTAGTAAGAACACCAGATGGATCAGAGTATATGACTTCTGAAGATGTGGCTATTGGTCAAGACGGTACTGGTATCTCTCATTACTTGTATGCTAATGGCTCAGGAACTAAGTACAACAAAGCTAACGAAACACAGGCTATTATGGTTACACCTAGCGAATCCGTGACTGCTGTTACGGTTTCGGAAGTTACAGGTGGTGCAGATCAAGAGAGTGATGAAAGTTTCAGAGCTAGAATTGATCTAGCAAACAAGACAGTTATGCCATCATCGCCATATAACGGGGTTATTTCAGCAATTGAAAAAGTTACTGGTGTAACTGCTGTTAAAATTATCTCCAATGATACTTTGGTAGATGATGCTCAAACTAATACTCCTGCTAAATCAATTCATATTTATGTTAATGGTGGCTATAAAGATGATATTGCAGAAGCAATATTTACATCGCTAGCAGCAGGAATTAGAACTGTAGGTAATCAGCAAATTGAAGTAGCTGATATTGCTGGCGGTAAACATCAAGTATGTTTTGACTATCCAACCACAAAAGACGTGTATGTTGCTGTTAAGTTGGTTAAAACAATGGAATATCCACTTGATGGGGATGAACAAATTAAAAAGATCTGTATGGATTACATAAACGGAGTAGGAATGGGTAACACCGTACACTACTCCTATTTATATAGATTGATTTACGATCAAGTTCCAGGTATTCAGGTTGCAGATATTAAGATTGGTACTTCTAGGAATCAAATGTCAGCACAAGACATTGAACTTACTAACGTTGAAACTGCACAGGTAACAAGTGAGAAGGTAGTGGTCTCATGAGCTTCCTGAAAGAATTCCTTGGAAAATTTCCTAGCTCTTTTATTACTAAGCTTGGTAGCAATAATTGGAAATTGTCCAAGTTTTTTACTGATGGCTTAGATCAAACAAAAGATACTCTGGAGCAAATAGATAGTTATCGGAACGTTGATAACGCTGAAGGTAAGGCTTTAGATAAGCTAGGCGACAAGTACGGTGTTAAGCGTGGACCGGCAGACGACGAATTCTATCGAATGATGATTCGTTCGAAGATTGCTAACCGTAAAGGCGATACAACAGTCAATGGCATTTTAAGAACGATGCAAAATGCATTAGGAATAGATGTTAAAGGCGTAAAGATTGGCCCAGTTTACCACAATGGTAAGCAAGAACCTTTATCTTTACGCCTTTCTAATGTGCCTCTTTCTTTTGCAAGGTCGGAATTCGAACAAGAATTTATGCTTAAGCAAATTGAATCTATCGTTGCTGTTGGAGTTCGGCTACAAGACTTGCAATTCATTGTTCCTATCAGTGGTAAATATGCAGTTGGTGGCGGAGTCGCTACAGCTTATAGTTTTACGTTAGATGATAGTAAGGATTATGACTTTGAAACCCACTTCAAAGGAATTGCGCTTGGTGGATCACTAGATCATACCGCTACCGTATCAATGGACGATAGCAAAGATTATAACCATCAAATTGTTGGTAATTATTTTGGTGGGGCAACCAGTAGTAATGTCACTTTAGTTAAAACAGATGATACAAAGTATTATAGACATTTAGTTCAAGGAAATGCGTCTGTTGGAGCAAGTAGTGATGGAGTGGCCACCGTCGAAATAACGGATCAATTCGATGAAAGATTTGAAATTAAAGATAAGACAAAGACTGGAGCAAGTGTTGGTGCTCTTGAAACTTATGAGATTGAGTAAGGAGGATTAGATGGCTGAATTTAAACGAGTTGTCATTACTCGAAAAGGACAAGCTTTAATGGCTAAATTAATGTCTGGTTCTGGAACCACTCATTTCACAGCGATTAAGGTGTCCGATTCAAGTTTTAATGACGATCAATTAGAGGGATTAACTTCCATTGGAAATATCAGACAAACTGTTGAAATCAGCAAAGTTGATAGAACAAACAATGTAGCAGCAGAAGTTGAGGGAGCTATTTCAAACACTGACTTAACTGTTGGCTACTACATGCGTACTTTAGGTTTATATGCTCAGGATCCAGACGAAGGGGAAATACTTTATGCGGTGACAATTGCCTCCCAAGCTGGCTATATGCCGCCTTTTAACGGAAAAACTACGTCTGGTGCTTTCTTCAGAATTACAACGACAATTGGAAACGCAGATAATTTAAACGTTCAAGTAAATCCATCTGCTGTTGCAACAATCGGTGAAATTAATGATCTTCAGAAACAAATTGATGCTATGAAGGAAGTAGATACTGGATTAGACAATCGAGTTAAAGTGCTAGAAAATTCAGCATTTGTGCCATATCAACGGTTTACTAATGCTGACGATGCAAGACGATGGTCAGAAAAAACACACGGACTTGCAGAAGTAGTTGATAGCTAGGAAGGAGAAATATATGGGCTTCTTTATTAATGGAAAAGCAGTTGATAGTGTTGATTCTAACTGGTCCGGTACCTTAAAGGATATCAAGACATTAACTTCTGACGATGATATAGATCAAATTAAGGAACAAGGTATTTTTAAAATTTCCTATGAAGATGATAAAAATAAGCCTGCTAACAATGTTGATACCAGTATAGTTAGAAATCCAAAGTATTGGACTTTAATTGTTATCAAACATGACTATGCTCAAATACAGCAATTCGCTATTAGTGAAAGTACTATAGCGTGGAGATGGTTAAATGATAAAGAACCAAGAAGTATTTGGCGAAAAGTCGCTTTTGATGATGATCTTCAAAAAATGAACGATAGAATCAAAGTGTTAGAAAACAAAATCGGGGGGTATTTAAAGAGCTTTATATCAAGCTTTTTGGCTACTTTTTCGATAAGGAAAGGGTGGCGATTTGATGAGTTACTTTATAGATGGTCGTGAGATTTCATTTTTAAAACCTGTTGAATTTAAGGGCATTGAATTGAATATCGGCGAAAAATGTTATAAGCAAGGTCTTTATTTTTTAAATAGTGTTTCTTTATTAGATGCACCCAAAGACTTTAATCAGCAATATACAGAAAAAGTTTGGGCAAAAGTCTTAACAATTGGTAATTGGGGATTGTTTACATATCAGTTTTTACTTCATGATTCAGGCGTTTGGTATAGAGGTACATATACTGATACTTTTGAAGATCGTCCTTGGATTAATTTAGGATCATATACTTCGAACTTACAAAGCTTAGAAGATAGAGTCAAAAAGCTAGAAAATAAACTTGTGGGGGGGGTAAATAGATCCTTTATTTACCGCTATACTCCTGAATTGGAGGTGGCTTAGATGTCTTTATTTTTTAATGGTATAAAGCTAGCAAAGAATACTGATACAGTTTCTGGTGGAGTTAATTTATTAGTTAATACTGATCAGATGACACACTTCAACAACCTAGGAAATAAGGGAGATTCAACTGGATATAGTATTGATGATAAAGCGTCATATACCGAAGATCTTAATGCAAAAGAAATTAAGACCAATGTATTCCATGCTTTCGGAAGTACTTTAACTAAAGCACCAGTTGCTTTAGCCCAAGATGTTTATCTACCAGCAGGAACGTGGACGTTAAGCTTTTTAGGGCGTAATAACGGAAATGAAAATTCTAATGATAGCTATAAGACTAATACTGTTAGTTTATTTAGCGATTGGTCTGATAACCATAACAATACTCCTTTAGGAACATCTGACTTGATGGATAATGTTTGGAGACTGCACCAAATTACTTTTACAACTAGTGAAGGGATGGTGCATAAAAACATTAGAATTGTGAATAATACTAATAATGGTATTGCTGGTGGTTCTCTCTATTTTGCTAATTTCAAATTAGAAGCAGGTTCACAGGCCACAACTTATTGTCCTAGTTATCAAGATATCTTAGCTGAAATTAAAGCTATTAAAACCACTATGGGGGGGTAATAGCTAAGACTATTCGCCACCTCTTTACTTATATGGAGGTAGCGTAATGTTTATTTTAAATGGTCAAAAAATTAGTAATGATTTTCGAATTAATAGTCAAAATGCAGTAGGAAGCGAATTTGATTTGGACACTCCTTTTTATGGAATTAAACATATAAATGGGGAAAAACCTAAAAACTATCCTGATAATTTTTTACCATGGGGAATTTGTATTTCTATTGAGACAGTTGTAAGTGCACGAGTTCAAATTGCTATTGATACAACTAATCATATTGCTATTAGAAATTACGCCGGACAGTCAGGATCACTTAGCTGGTCAAACTGGAAAGTTCTGGGGGGGGTAAATAGATCAACTATTTGCTACGCCTTTATTCCTAGAATGGAGGTGGCAGCATGAATAAAATTCTAACTATTGCTGGATTGGATCTATTAACTTCTAATCGTCAAATTCTTGTTGGAGATGAATATGATGCAGATAAATTGATTGAATCTGGTATTTATCGAATTGGGGGCCAGACTATTAAAAATGTAAATGGCGAAACATGGAGCTTTTTGATTTGTTTAAAATTTGACATCAATACAACAATCCAATTTTTGATTAGTACGCTTAATAGTGATGTAAAAATTCAAAAAAGAAAATTGTCACCAACTGGATTTTCTTCAAATTCAGAATGGCAAAAATTGTAGAAATGAGGAAATTAATAATGCAACAAATGACAGCAGAAGACTTAACAGTCTTAAATAACTTATTAGAAAAATACGATATGAAGGGATGGAGTCCTGCATATATCAGTACTCAAGATCATCCTTGCTCATTAACTCTTTTACCTTTTGAGTTGGTAGGAGATGAAGTGGTTACTTTAATCAAAGATGCGCCAAGCAAGAGCTTAGATTATCCTACATATGACGGCGTTAAATGGATTGAAGGCGGTAAGCAAACACAAGCACAAATTCTTGCTAAGATTCAAGATGAACAGGAATCTCTCAATAAAAAGCTTGAAAATTCAGCAAATAAAGATGCCGACAATGATAAATCATCTGAATTACTTCGTGGGGATGTAAAACAACTTTCACATAGTATTACTATGCTTACTGCTTTGGTAACTCAACAAATGGGTGCAAGAAATGTTCCAACTGTACCAAGTACTACAACTACTGATAGCAAGGACGGTGATAAGTAATGTCTACAGCAGAGATTTTTGAAGAATTGTACAAAATGGAGTTTGAATGGGGCACTTTAAGTGCTGAAACTATCCATGGTTGGGTTGGTCTTACCATCGATGCGGCGGCATATAAGCGCATTACAGGTCAAGACTACACTGTTGTTACTAAGCCTGAGTCTGATCCAGTAGAAGTAGAGTTACCTAAACAACCCGAGAGTTCTACCTCCACCTATGTAAGATAGGGTGTGAGTCTATGTGGCATAACCTTAAAAAAAACCATATATGGCTAATTCTTGCGCTTGAGACGTACGGATTAGCCATTTACTTTATCTTAAAGCATAGTACAGGCATTTTTATGCCTCCAGGGAGCGTTTTAGACTTTTTGGATGATCCTCCATTTATTTTGGCGTTGGGAATCGCTGGAACGTTAGCACTAATTTATGCTTTATGGGATGTACACCATCTTTTCTACAAGCCATTAATGACAGGTGTGTTGTCTTTTGTTTGGCTTATGTTTTTTGGAGCATTTCTTTTCCAAGATTGGAGAAATGGTGTTTTAGGCCCTCAGTCATTGTTAGCCTCTTCAGTTTTGTTAATCATGTTAGGGGAGATCTTAGTTAGAAGGGGTTGATGACTGTGCACGATCAAGTTCTAGTAGCGCTGATAAGTACAATAGGCTCTATAGCTGTAGCGTACTTGACAACGCACCAGAGCAGCAAGCCATCAAAATATGATGAGCTAAAGAAAGAAAATGAAGAGTTGAAAAGAAAGTTATTAAAGGAAGAAAAAAATGAAGATGATTAATGATATTGTCAATTGGTTGATTTCATCAGGCGCTCTTACGGCGCTTTTTATTTTTGCGTGGAAATACGTGAAGCCGTGGCTAGATAATAAGGCCGCTCATGCTTCTACTGAACAATCAAGAGCGACTTGGCAATTACTTAAGGGTTTTGCTGAAACAGCAGTTACTTCTTTAGTAGGAAATCAGAATTTAAGTGGCCAAGAAAAGTTTTCTGAGGCTACTCAAACTGTTAAGAGTTTGGCAAATCAGCAAGGAATCCAAGTTTCTAACAAAGCTGCACAATCACTTGTTCAAGCAGCTTATGAGAACTCGCCATTCACACCAACCGTACAAGCTGGTGAAAATGAAGCTCCAAATACTATAGTAGACGGCTTTAAAAACAAGGAGGAAAAATAAAATGTTAAAGATGGTTGATGTATATAGTGGAAGTCCTAGAAGTTTTGCAACTCAAAGTGGTACTGATATCACTATGGTAAAAGCTACTCAAGGAACTTACTATGTAAACCCATACTGTGATACCGATTATCAGGCTGCTAAGAAAGCTGGGAAAATGCTTGGTGTATATCACTATGCTGGTGGTGGCGATCCTGCTGTTGAAGCTAATTTCTTCTATAAAAATACTAAGAACTATGTAGGCGAAGCCGTTCCTGCTCTTGACTGGGAAGACTACCAAAACCCTAAGTATGGTAAGGACTCAAATTGGTGTCGAAAGTTCGTTGACAAGTATCATGAACTAACTGGTGTATGGCCACTCATCTATACTGGTCAAGCTGCACTTCCTGAAGTAGGTAACTGCGCTAAGGATTGCGGTTTATGGTTAGCTTGGTACGCTACTATGAATTGGAATTCTTGGACGTTACCAAATGTTAGTTTCAATGTCAGCCCATGGCCAACTTATACTATTTGGCAATTTACGGGTGGCGACATGGATAGAAATGTGGTTAATACTACAAAAGAAGGTTGGTTGAAACTGGCTAAGCCTAATGTTGACGGTAGACCTAGTTCGCAACCGGCTATTGCTGAAACTAAGCCACAGCCTAAGGTTAAAACTTGGACTGATGTACAAGGTATGACTTGGCATTCAGAAGACGGAACTTTTATTACTGGTGGTGCAATCAACTTAAGATGGGGTGCTACAACTCAAAGCACAATCATCGCACAATTGCCTGCTGGATCAGTGGTTAAATACAATGCCTGGGCTAGAGATAATGTTGGGCGTGTATGGCTACAACAACCTCGCCCTAATGGTAAAAATGCGTACTTGGTTGGTCGTGCAGGTAATGAAGCATGGGGAACTTTTAAGTAGAAAATTTAAAACAGTTGAAAAGCCACTCTGGAGTTAATTCTCTGGAGTGGCTTTTTTGCGTATTTTAAAAAGTATAGAATCAGATATATAATAGAAAGAAAAGTAAACTTAAAGGAAAAAATCAGCATGAAAAACAAAACTAAATTAGCCCAACGCTTTGAAGGTTTTGATTATGAAGCATACTGGGAAAAGTGGGAAAAAGAACATCCCGGTCAATCTAAGGAAATTGATTGGGGAGAACCAGTTGGTAGAGAATTTAAATGGTAAATCATATTTTTAGATGATTGAGTAAAAATGATGCACAAATGATGTACAAAAAGGCTATGGTTATTGATATAACAGCAGGGTTTATGTTCACCGGGGTCATACATGAAAAAAGCATTTCTTCAATTAATGAGAAGAAATGCTTTTTTATTCATCTTAAACATATTTTAATGGGTTAATAAAAATCTCTAAAACAATCCAGAGAAAAATAATTAGTAATATTGCAATAATTCCAATTAAAACATGCTTAGTTTTTTGTGGGTAAGAGTTCCCAAAGAGGAAAACTAAGCAAAAGACTATAATGGTAATTAAAATTGCAGCTAAAGATAAAAAACTAAACATAAATTGCTCACTTTCCTTATAGTATATAAGTATAAAGTAGTTTGACAAATAGTACCAAAGAAAATTTAATTGGGGTATAGTAGAAGATACAAAATATAAGGTAAGGATAAATTATGAATAAAGTAAAAGTAATGACAGTTTTTGGTACTAGACCAGAAGCTATTAAAATGGCACCGTTAGTGTTGAAGCTAAAAAAAGATGATCGTTTTGAAGAGATAACAGTCGTAAGTGCTCAACATCGTGAAATGTTGGATCAGGTTTTAGATATTTTTAAAATTAAACCTGACTATGATTTTAATATCATGCATAAAAATCAAACATTAGAAGATATTACTTCAAAAGTAATGCTTGATATGGCTAAAGTAATAAAAAAAGAGCAACCAGACATTGTTTTGGTTCATGGGGATACAACAACTAGCTTTGCGGCTGGCTTAGCAACTTTTTATGAACAAACAAAGTTAGGCCATGTGGAGGCTGGCCTTAGAACCTGGAATAAGTATTCTCCGTTTCCAGAAGAGATGAATCGGCAAATGACTGATGATTTAACTGATTTATATTTTGCACCAACTAAATTAAGCAAACAAAACTTAATTAAAGAAAACCATCCCGCTGATAATATTTATGTGACTGGGAATACTGCCATTGATGCTTTGGAACAGACGGTTAAAGAAGATTATCATCACGATGTTCTGGATGAAATTAACCCAGATAGTAAGATTATTTTAGTTACCATGCACCGCAGAGAGAATCAAGGAGAACCGATGCGACGCGTCTTTAAAGTTATAAAACAGGTAGTTGATAGTCATAAAGACGTTGAAATTATCTATCCGGTTCATCTGTCTCCACGTGTACAAAAGGTAGCTAAAGAGGTATTAAGTGACGATCCGCGAATTCACTTGATTAAACCCCTAGATGTAGTTGATTTTCATAATTTAGCTAAAAAAAGCTACTTTATTATGACTGATTCGGGTGGAGTTCAAGAAGAAGCTCCTTCTCTAGGTAAGCCAGTATTAGTTTTACGTGATACAACTGAGCGTCCTGAAGGGGTAGCAGCTGGAACTTTAAAGCTTGTGGGAACCGAAGTAGATAAGGTTCGTGCTGAAATGATACGTTTACTTGAAGATGAAAAAGCTTATACTGAAATGGCGAATGCAAAAAATCCATATGGGGATGGAAAAGCAGCTGATCGGATTATGGATGCAATTGCTTATTATTTTGACAAGGAACATAATCAAAAACCAGTTGATTTTAACTAA